GTAGAAAATTTAAGAATGAAAGTTTTACTTATACCCCAGAAGGTGAAGGATTCACAAAAACAGGAACTTATGTTCAGAATGATGGTTCAGACGCAAGTGCTTCAGGGACAGTAATAACTGCAACTGTAAATAATCATGGATTATCTGCGGGTGATACCATAACTGTTGATTTTACAAGTGGGGCGACTGATGGAACTTATACTGTTCAAAATGATACTGGAATAAATACTTTCACCCTAACTGCATCTGCGGCTAATATAACCTCTACAGCACTTTCAATAACAAAATCAGGGCAAGGTAAATATAAATGCGATAGTTGGTCAATTTCTATTCCTTACAATAATAGATGTACTGTAACAACTACATTTATTGAAGTATTTGAACCCTGATGGCAATACCTGTTTCTTCATTACAAAAAGTTGATCCTTCTGCAATTATTGAACTTTTTCAACTTCAATTAATTGAAGGAATACACTATGCAACCGGAAATGCTCCGGCAAGTTCCGATAACGGAAAATATTATTTTCATAGTGGTACGAGTTTAAAAACAAACAACTCTATTGTTTGGGCTGGAGTTACTTATGAAAGATACCCTGTTGAATGTATGGGTTTTGAACTATCCGGTGAAGGTGCAATTGCTAGACCTGTAATGAGAATAAGTAATATTTTATCGTTATTTACAACTTTGATGGCTACTGTTAACAGTTTTAATTTTGGTAATGATCTTGTAGGAGCTAAATTTACAAGAATACAGACTATGGTTGAATTTATAGATGCAACAAACTTTGCAAATAATC